TTGACTCTTTCTTACCACCCACTTCAATATTGTGATCTTCTTTGATTAACTTGAAGTGTCTCATAAAATCACTCATTTGATATGTTTCTATGAAATCTTTGTTAAATGCACTGAACAGTTCTTCACCATCTGCCGAAGCCGTTATTTCTGTTGAAGCACCGACAAGAGTAGCATATTTTTTGTTTATTGCCTTGATTCCCTTATCTAAGTAATAATCAATATGCTCAGATATTCTAAACTCCGGTAATACACTATACTCTTTTCCAAAAGAACGAATATCTTGTGCGTAGTCTTCATAAGAGTTAAACCACGGAGACCTACCACTAAGAACATCTGTTCTATATGGAGGTATAAGATGAAGAGAAGAAGATAATCGAACACCCCCTGCTGGGTAATAGGCATTGGATCCAGACCAAATCATATTAGGATACTCAAACTGAAATGATGCTGTTGGCTTTGCCATTCTATAATATGTTTTTACTTCTAATGGACCCGAAGCAGTTGGTGCTGCACTTCCGGCAGTATTATCAAATCTTACTTTACCTTGAATTTGTATATTTAAAAGATTATAAATCCATCCAGCATATGATAATTCTCCATTTTTTGTTACATTTTTCCACCTTGGATCAACTGCCGGATTTAATTGCGAACCTGAAGCCCCAAGTGGAGAAAAATACCAAGGATCAAATCCTTGTTGCAGTGCGTGATATGCGGCATCTCCAGAAGCAGAGTGATGTTCCAAATCAAAGAAAGGCTCTTCTGCGTCAAGCGGCCAGATACTTAGATCAGATATACCAAAGTATGAAGACCCACTATAGATAGTTGATCCCTGAGCGTTTACTGCCACTCCGTCAGTTCTAAGACGATCATTGATATTATCTTTCCAGAAAGCAATAGACTTTCCAAGTTGCATTTCAAAGTTTTCAGATCCAGTAGAAACAGTATAGTTTTGTCTTCCTCTGACTTTTGCTAATCCAACATTACCACCAGCAGGGTAAATATCTTCTGAATATTTCAAATATTCAAGTTTGTTTGCTCCATATGTGTCTATAGCAAACGGGGTAAAGTCTGGATCCATCATTTGATACAAATATAATGCTTTAAGATCGTCATACATCTGACCGATGCCAGATTTAATCAAATAAGCCTTATCAAGTTTAACAGGACCAATATTCAACTTCGCTACAATATCTGGATTGTTAAAAGTAAAAAGATTATTACTATAAGAACTTTGAATATTGATTGTATCGCCTGTTTTTAATACAAACTGGTGCTCTAAAGGTTTGAACTTGAAAGATACTGGTGATTCTGTGTAAGAATTGATTGTTTTAATAGTAACATTCTTGCCTGTTCCGGGTTCAATGACATTATTTTCTGTAACAAAGTTAATATTGTTTGTCTTATTCATATGTCTTACAAGAGGATTGTAAGACTGTCTTACTTGCTTCCAAGATGAGAACCCACCTGCGCCGTTTCTATTTAAGTTGATTGCATTTAAGAAAGAAGACCTACCTATACGCCCCTTTTTACTAAACGTAAATGAAGGTTCAAATACAAACCCATCTTTAACGAAGTCTGTATTTAAGGATGCTCCGACAGTATTATCTGATGATGTTAAATCTGTTAAAACAATACTATTTAAGCCAACAAAATCTACTGGTGTTCTTCCTTCATTGGAATATTCTGCTTGTTCAGATAATCCAAACAAGTGAGAATAGGTAGCACCTCCGAACCCACTAAGGATTGCTGCGTGTTGGCTCTCTGTAACAAACAAAATATCTGTTGATGCTTGACTTGCATTGGTAAAATCTGGTTCAGAATATCCAAACGGAGCAGAAACAGCAGATGCTGTAATCCAAGCATATTGTAAATCGCTTTGTGGGATTGCGTGTTGAACCCAATAGTTGTCATAAACAGAAGCAGTTGAAAATCCAGAATTGTCAACTCTCGGTCCAGCACTGCTGCTCAATATTCTTTTCGCTCCATTTCTTTGTGTCTTTTGATACGAAGCAGATGGATCGCCATAAACGCTGTCATATCCACCAAACGCAGAGTGTCTTGTTAACAAAGTCTTCAAAGGCTGTCTAACAGACAAGTTTCTAAATGGGAGAGCGTTATAAACAGAGAAAGTTTCAGATTCTGCATCAAGATAACCGGGACTGTTCACTTCTGGTCCACCCGGAGCAGAGAATCTATTAGCAATAATGCTTGCGTGTCTTCCCCTATCTGGAACTGCATAGTCTTCCAGCCCAAGAACAACAGGAGACGCAGAGAAAGTAGTGTCAACACCACCGTTTTCTGCTAAATATCTGTTATTAATGTCTCTTCCCGGAATCTGAACAACTTCATAGTTGTTGACAAAGTTACCGTGAGGGACCAAAGCACCATACTCATCTTGAATAGAAGATGTATTTGTCTGTATATTTTTAATATTTACAGGACTTTTGCTTACTAAATCTCTTCTATAATCTGCTCTTGGGGCATTTACATCGTTAAAAGAAGGATTTACTACACTATATTGAATATTTCCGTCAGAATCTATAGATGTATTAACAACATACTTCTCTGGTCTTTCAGTTACAACACCGATATTCAAGCCAGTGTGACGATATGCGCTTCCACCAACGTGCTGTTCTGTGAATGGTCCCTGTAATGGAACATCTTTGTTTATATTGTAATAATCTCTTAGATGTTGTGTGTCTACTATATATCCATCTGGAATTAGTGGACTATTTGCGTTGATTGAAGACGAAATAAAGTTGTAGTTCCCCAACAACTTACCCGGAAGCATTGATGTATTATTGTCTCTGAACGTTACTTGATAATCTGTTTCATATTTTCTTTGTGGATTAATCTTATCTAAGTCCAAACAAGAAGATGAACTTAAGAAAGTGGCACTATTAAAGTTTAATCCTTTATTGTTATTCAACGGAGGTGTTTCTGTTGATACAACTTCTCTAATATTTATCTTCGTTTTTAATGCTCCACCACCTTCTTGGGCTGTAATTCTATACGGAGCGTTCAACTTTCTATTAAAGACCTGTATTGAAGCAGAGTGAATCATTGCTCTGTCTAAATCAACGCCTTGATTCCCTGTGTCAAGATTTGCGTCATCTCTTGTTGCTCGCTTGTTCCACCAAAAACAATTTTGATCTTGATTAGATTCTAATCCACCACTAAATCCAGTAGATATTATCTTATCTCCTCCGTGGAAATAGTCTATGACTGTTATTGCTGTATTTCCAGATGGTCCGACAGTGTTTTGAGTTAATGCTAAAACTCCACCAGACTCAGATACAGTAATTACACTATTGGCAGTTCCTTGATTATGTCCATTTGCGTGGTTTATAGCATTCTGGAATTCTTGAGCAATTTGACTTTTGGTGGTCATTCCATTTACTTGGACTATTATATAAACTCCACTGATCACTGTACCAGTTGCACCCGCTGTTCCATCAGAGTCGAACAAGTATGTGTCACCATCTGCTGGCAAACCACCATTAGCAGAAAGAATCTGGACTTGGATTGCATCATAATCAGAGTCAGTATCACTAGTGAACGTTATTGTTCCTGTTGCGCTGGTTGTGTCTGCCGATGGGTTTAGCGGAGCGTGTCCGAATTCCCAATCATAAACAAGTTCATTAATACCTTTTATGGTTCCGATTGGATCATTAGATCCAAAATGCATTGTTGGAAACTTGTGAGAATATTTGCCACCACGTTCAAAGAGATGGCTTTCAACAACATTTGCTACTTCATTTATTCTTGAAGAAGCAGGTGCCAACTTCTCAATCATTTCAGATACAGCACTGTCTAACCATTTAAAATAATCTAAATATTTGTCAAGATCTGGAGTATTTCCGACTCTTTCAAAGAATATGCCTCTTACTTTTTCAAGTGCTTTATAGTTTGGTCTGTATTTGTTAACAGGATCGCCAATCAGGTTTTCTAAAGCACTAGCATCAGAAGCAGCAGCCATAAAGTTAATCATTTCTTCAGAAATGGTTTGATACATACTCTTTTCTACAGAATATGTAAACTTGATTGGCTTTGTTCTTGTTGTAAATAACTCATCATCTCTGCTTAAAATATTTACAGAGGTATAAGAATTGAGATTTTCAGGAACTTGCTGTCTATATCCTTGGACATATTCCCTTGAAACTGCTGTCTCACTACTTGGTTTAAAGAAATCTCCACGACCAGTGTGGTGTTTGAGCAGCAAATCAGAGAATTCAGTTCCATATCTTCCATCATTTGACCCAGAAGAGAAGTCCAATACAGTAAACTGACCGTTTGAATCAGACCCAGTAACCGTGTCAAAGTCCCAATGTAATGCCAAAGTATTGATTTTTGCTATGTCTTTTGGGTATGTTGGAGCAGTTTGTAACAAATAACTGCTTTCCATACTGTTAAAAACACCGAAGTTTTTGGGGTCTACAGCGTGAGAAACGATTTCTTGATTTTCCAAAGGTATAGACCAGTATCTACAAGACGACAACTTTACATCTGTTTTTGTCAACAAAGAACCAGTGAAGTTTGTCCTATGAGAGCCAACATAAACACGCTTTCTATTTGTAGCAAACTCAAATCCATTAGCCTGACTAATAGATTCTGTGTGACTAAACTGGTGAATAACTTGATTTCCAAAGGTACAAACACCGAAAAACTCAACATTATATCCTGCTGTGCCGTCTAATGATCCAGAAATCTTACCTATGTTTGGATAGTTGCTTGGTTTTACTTTTACAGCAAAGTTCCATTTTTGATTTTCATAAACTTCTTTATAAACATCTGTGACAATTTTAGTGAATATACCCTCTGTAGATGTATTGACATTTGAAGAACTCAAAACAAAATGAACATCTCTATTAGATGGATATGTTTCAGATGATCTTACAGCATAAACTTGGAAGTTGGCATAATCATTATTAGCCCAAGCATAATCCGTTGAATCTTCAACAGCAGAGTGAATACCGAACAAAGAAGCAGAAAGACCAACAAATGCTTTATCTAAAAATCCGGGTGAATCTGCAAGAGGCTTTTTCGGAAAGATGACTTCTGCCTCTAATGTCATACCTGTCTGGGAATCAAATCCGTCCAGACTTGGATCTGTGCTTCCTGTAATATATGAAACAGAATCAGAGTTTGATGGATCTGGATGTTGATATACGGTTGCGTCAAAGTTCAATATGCTGTTGAAATCAGCATATGTTTTTCTAATAACTTTAGGTCTTGCAGATTCTGATAGTTTAATGACACCATTATCCGCATACATATTCAAAGAATATAGATCGTCATCAACACCATAACATCTAATAAGGTTTCTGATTGCTTTCTCAGTTCCTTTAGATTTATTTATAAACAATAAGTTGTTGTAAATATTTGTGTATATCTGGTTTTTAATGTCTGATAATTTCTTTTCAAACTCTCTATTATCATCTCTGTTAGCCAAAGATTCCAATAAATCAGCATCAGCAAATATTTCAGGTGCGATAAATCCGTGACTTTTCAGAAGTCTATCAGCAAATGGTAAAGGTTTATTTGTGCTACCACTAACAGATCCACTTAAATATACTTTGTCTTTTAGGTGTGGAAGACTTTTTATTTGTAAAGAAAGTTCATCAAAATAACTTGACATAATCTGTGTTAATGCCAACGTTGTATTTCTTTGTCTATCTTCGTCTTGATCTATAATCCATCCCGGCAATGTATTGAACATAAATGATGAGTTTCTTCCATCATATTCACGACCTTTATTACTTGCCTCTTCTTCATACATAACAACATTTGGGTGATTGCTATATACGATTGGATCTTTAAACTCTCTTTCTGCCGCATTAGATAAGACCATAGCAGATCCTGTTGATCTCATACCTGTAGAGTAGTTCTTGATAATACCGTTTGATATACGACCAGAATAATCTAATGCTACCGCATCTAACGAGGATGTAGTTGTGATACCTTCATTGAACTTATAATAAACACCTAAATCAACAGGATTTTCTGATCCAGTAAACTTTGAATCAGTATTTCCATAGTCAGAGTTGGTTCCTCCTCCAACTTGTGTAAACCAGTATCTTCTAATCTGCTGAGATGTTCTTGAAGACTTCCAAAATCTGAACTCATCCATATATGATCCAGATAATGTCCCCCAACCGTCAGTTGTCATACCAGAAAAATATAATCCCGGAGTAGGTGCTGTTCTGTAAGCCCCGATATTTGCGTTAAGAGGCAGTGTATCAACTGATCCGATTTGAGATCCAGTTATAACTGTTTCAGCGAGATTGCCATTGATGTATAATTTAAGAGATAAGTTTGATCCTGTTGGATCATTTTTCATCACAAAAGAATAATGATTCCAGTTAGATAAATCAATACCAAGAGTTCCGCTAAGAGCAGTGCTACCAAGTCCAGCACGAAAGACACCGCTTGATCCAGAAGCATATGTTACATAGAATATGTTGTCACCAAGATATGCCCCATTTGGATTCCCAGACCCATCTACATCAAAGATACTCTCAACCAGAAGTCTTCCGAATGTTTGAGAAGATCCGGGAGTATACTCAAAGGACTCATTCCAAATATCAAAGTAAGCGTGTCCCGGAGATGCTTGACTCTTAGATGGTTCTGTTTGTAGTTTTAACCAGAATTCTACTGTATTACCAGTAGTTCCATCAATAGTAAGATTTTGTTGCTGTCTTATTTCAGCATCGTATACATTAGCCTTTTGTTCTTTGAACTTATAACTAATAGGCTTTTCATAGCCAGATCCAGAAGCATATGCTGGAATAGCGGGACCGTTGGGACCACCTTTAATACTAATATATTGTGGTGCTGATGATTTCTTATATACAACGTCACCAAAAGCAGTTCCATCTACTGTTGCGGATGTAGATCCCCAAGCGTGACCGATTTCAATATATCCGTTTGTTCTTGGATATTCATTTTCAAAAATATAGTTGTCAAAATATGAAGCAGAGTTGTGCCAATCCAACTTTTCTTTTTGAGATCCGTCGTATGGATAAAATCTATAAATATTTTCTATTGCTTTTGTATAATATTCTCTTGCTGATCCAAATCTTGCGAAGTTTGCTGGGTTGGTATAATCTACATTTGGAACAAATCTATCTTTATCTTTAAGAAAAGATCTAACATAACCGGGAGATTCAATCTCTCTACCGACTTCGGACATACTGGACGAAGGTAAAACCTTGTTTGTTTTTGTTGCTCTATAGCCTGTGGTTCCTTTTTTAAAAAGATTACCAATGCCTTTTTTATCAGATCGTCTTACCATTATTCCTCAACCCTAAACTTAAAAACTTCTTCTTGCTCTTTATAAGAGTTATTCAAATAATACGCAAATCTAACTCCATATTCATATCCAGACTGTAACAAACTCATATCAAAATCAAAGTAGTTACCAGAAACATCATATGACAACCTTGTGTAAGATGCTGGTGTTCCAGATGATTGTGGTGAAACTGATGAACCAGTTCCAAATGGAATTACTACATAATCATCACTTATGCGATATACGCTATAATAAGCATCCTCAACAGTCTCTGTTGGAAGTTCTGCCTGTGCGACTGTATAAATATTTGGATTCCAGTTTTTCTGTCTTATGAATAATCTAAATCTTGCCTTTTCTTTTCTTGAATATGAAGGCTTAAGATTATCAACATTAGTTACATAATCTGGGTCTGGGTTATGTGAAGATGCTTGTAGTGATAAGACTTCTATAGCAGAACTCGTGTGATACGCTATAAGATCTTCATAGTGCCAAACTGCGTATACATCAGACAACGAATGAGACATAGCAAATGATGCTGTGTATACACCTGCCATTGCCCCAGCAGGTCCTATGGCAATACCACCAGTTACATTAACATCTCCATCTGCTACAACATCTCCACCAACTGGTAAAGAAAGTTTATCATAAACATTACCAGCAGAGTTTGAATATAAACTAACATTGATAGTATTCGTATCTGTATGAATAGAGTTATCCGGTATACTCTTCAACTGTCCTTTGACATAGTTGTAAAGATAAATCTTATTTAAGTTATCTTCTCCAGTTGCCAATGAACTGCTTTGATAAAAGTTGCCAGTGTCATCTTTCTGGGAAGAATCCCATCTTGCTTCTAAGTTTGGTCTAAGATAGAAATATTCGCTTGATCTTGCGAAGAACTTTTTAGTATAGTTTGATTTTGGTCCAGACTCATATCCTCCAGACATTAATAAAGCAAATCCATAATTGGTAGTTGCCCCTTCAAGCCACTTTTCTACTAAATCACTAACATCAACTGAAACGTTTTCTGTTCCATCTACAAAAGAAGCAGTGTAGGATGGGAACCCACTTGCGCTAACCATTTGAGAGATTTCCAAAAAGTCTCCACCCTCACTGGTCCAAGTTGTATATCCGTCACCAGCAGCCCCTCTTCTTACCCAGTTTGATCCTGTGCTCTGATATGTTAAATCAGAATAGTTTTCCATATCTAAGCCTACGCCCTCTTGCCAAGAAGATGACACAGCCAAGATAGACATTGTAAAGTTTTTAGGAAGAGTAAATGCGTGAGGAGCATTATACATATTTAAATACCAAGATACATTTCCACTTGCCGGAATTAAGCCTCTTGTTCTATCATTGTTAATAGAATCTGTATCAAACTGAACTAAAATCCTTGATTTTTCAGTATCAACTCCTGCTGATGAAGACACTTGACCGTAGATATAAAACGCTTCCAATACATCGGAAGCACCCATATTGGAGCCTGTTCCTCTTGTGACAAGATTTGCTTCAAATGCATCTGTGATTGTGTTATCAGAAGTAGCGATATATCTTTTAATAGCCATTACTTAACAGTTCCTCTTATATCCGTATCTGGAAACTTGATTTCAAAAATAACATCTTCTGGAGCCAATATCATTCTTCCATCTGCTGTTGTATATCTATCCAAATCAAAATCTACGGATGAATACAAAGAGCCATATTTTCTCACTACTTTTATCTTGACAACATCTAGCAAACCATCTACTTCCTTAAGGGCTTGAAATATATCTCCGTATCTTATTGGTTCAGATATGTTAAACTTTGTTGATGTCATTCGTTGTATGATAGCCTCTGTTGCATCAGAAAGAACTTTAAACTTATTCGTATCTGAATCGGCTACAACATCAAATTCAACACCAACATTGACTATTTTTGCGTCCATAATGTCAATAGTGTCGTTTAACATTTTATAGTTTGTAATCCAAGTCTTTAAGTTCTTTTTTAAAGTATCGGTTGATTGTGTTAAAAATCCGTTGACATCTTCTGATACAACATATAAATTAATATTTCTTTTAAATGAGTTTAAGTCTTGGGCAATGTTTGCTCTTTTAACTGCTCCAAACTTTGGAGGCATATTGTAGATCATTGATACATAATCTTCTTTTGTTACTGCCCTATTTTGAGATGCGTAGTTTCCGTATGCTCTATATTTAATCTCTTCAGAGTTTGGAACACTGATGTTTCCGACGATTGGCTTTTCGTTTTCAAACTCCAATGAAGAAACAACATTTCTAACTTTATCCGAATCAAGTTCATTAACATTACCAAAATCGTATTGAGTGTCAGAAGCAGATGCCAATGAGTTTGTTGCCAAGTTTACGTTATTTTGCCCATTAACCCTGTAAATAACTTGAAGAGTTGTATTTGATGGAGCAACACCTAATGTGTCTGTTTCTATCAGATTGGTTGGGTCAAAACTTTGATCTGTGACATATCCTCTACCGTGAACACTTAATACAACTTTGCTTGGATCAGAGATTTTTTCATTAGTTAAGTTTGTTTCAGAGCCATATCCAAACTGAATAGTTGTTACTCCACCAATAGTCTCAGAAATAAATCTTCTTGGAACACCATATGGTTGCATAATAAATGGAACTTGATTTTTATCGCTTGAGTTATTTACTATTGGTCTGTAAATAACATCTTGGCTTAAATAATCTACTTCATAATATTCATTACCTTCATTATCAATTACGGAAATGATTTCTGAAATATTATTTCCAGCAAGTTGAAACTTTGGAAACCTTTGATATTCTCCAACGTCAACAAATTCTACTGCTATATCTCCAGAAATAATCTGACCATATGTTTTTATCGCATATCTTGTTGGGACACCAGTTGAAGAGTCAACTTCAGCGACTACTACTTCATTATTTTGGTTTGAAAAATCAACATCTTCATTTAAAGTAAATGTTGTTCCACCTTCTGATGTAAATTTTGTGCCTCTTTTTAGGATAGGAGCGTAGTTTAAATCAGGTCCTGTGCCAGATGTTACAGATGGAACAAGAAGATATAAAGTAACTTCTCCACTTGATACTGGTATGCCATTATATTTATATCCGAGTTGCTTTGCTAATCTGATTACGTTATTATATTCTATTGCGGAATCAAGAAAAGCCTCGTTTGCTGAATAATCTACATAGAAAGATAGAATATCTCCTACATAAGCAACTGTATCCAGCATAAGAGATCCAAAAGACGCTTCACTAAAATCTTGGAAGTTGTCTGGGTAATATCTTTTTGCGTAAGAAACGAGATCACGCTTGATTGTGGCGAACTCTCTACTGGTATAGTTGATTGGGACTGTCTTTTTCTTATCAAAAGGCACGTTATTGTTCTCCTTAACTTGTAAATAGTCAAAAAAACAAATGTTTACCTACAATGTGTAAACAATTAATATCCACTTGAAACAGATACAGACAACACATCGGAAGCGTTGAGGGGTTTTATGAAATAAGTAACTGTCACTTTCAATCTTCTGTCTTCAAAAAACTCTGAATTTGTGTCAAAACTTTCAAACTGAATGTCCTGAACTGTAATAAATGGAAGGTATTTTGCTGTTTGAGAATATATTCTTTGCTCTATGTTCTGATATAAAACTGGATTATCTTGCTCAAACAAAAATGTATACATACCTATACCGAAATCTGGAATCATCATCCTTTCTCCCGGATTTGTAAGGATTAACATTTTAAAGTTCTGCTTAACGACATCTCTAATGGTGTCAAGCATCTTATAACCATCAATAGGATCAAGCGTCAATGGTAATAATGGAGAATATTTCGCCATTTTTATGGTGCTCCTTTAATACTTGTTTTGGCTATCCCAGATGGTCCACCCTGCTGTTTAATAGAATCAGGCTCTTGCTTGTATGCTTCGTTGCCTTTTACATCTCCGACCATTTTGATTTGATCAAATATTGTTTTTTTAGTTCTATCAAAAGCATTATTTACCCTTGGGGAAGAGACAGCCAAGATACTATAAATAGACATTGTGTATAATATTTTTGGAACTGAGAAACAATATTTGTAGATCAACTGAAAATCATCAGAGTTAATCATATCTTTTAGAAGATTAAAAGTTATTGTCTGTATTCTTTCTTCAAAGAAAAGATCTCCGATCTTTCCTTGGACGGTTCCATTTGTATATGAGAAATCTTCATTATTAATACCGTGGACTATTTCATACAATCCTTTATCAAAAGTGACCAATCCCCCTTTATCTTGAGGTAAATATCCTTCATCCCAGTTGGCTATAGAAGTAGATCTTTCTATTAAGGGGAAAATATAAGAAATTCTTTCTTCATCTTTTCCATCCGTTGCTGCTACTTCATTTTCTATTAGTCTTATGCTTTTTTCTCGCTTTATTGTATCTTGTATTGTTGTTTCTAAACTTGATATATCTTTTTTTGTTGCCCCATCAAAGAAACCATTATTCAAACTACTATTTGCTGCGTTTCCGTAAAACAAGGTGAACATAACGCTTTGTATTTCTTTTAATGTCTGGTTTGGTTCCATTATATATATATTTCCATTATCACCAACAATGCTATCACCAGTGTAAGCATATCCATAACAATGCCTTACGCCTATTCTAATATCTTTAAATAAACTCTTAAGAGGAACATTGACAGACTTATCCGCATTAGTTTCTGATTTTAGTTTATCTATATAACCAGAAGTAAATCCATAATCCGCTGTTATTTCAAATCCATAAATTCCAAGATCTTGATAAGTTAAGCCGAGATACATATTTTTTAAAAACTCTCTCATTTTCTCGGCACTAAGTTTGCCGTTATATCCGTTTAACTTTCTTGCTTTTATGAGTTTTTGATTATAAAGCGGCTCTCCTTCATCCCAATCAACCAATTCATAATAATATTGATAAAAGAACTTACCGTCTTTAAACTCATTTATTCTTTCTGCCGAGCATATTGAACTTATGCCAATGTCTTTGTTAGAAACAGAGTCGTAAATCTCCAAAATATTTGGATATGACAACAGCGTAAGTGGATTGATCTGTTCTATTCTCTTCTTTCCAGATATTACTACACCATTGTCTTTTAGTTCTGTTTTATTAAGTCTATCTTTTACGAAAATAACGGCAGACTTATAATATTGTCTGATAAAATATTTTGTAGCATCTTTCCAGTTGTTAATATTAACCTCTTTAGCGAGAGAAGCATCATATATTTTTCCGGGAGAGTTATATTTTGTATTTTCAGGACTGTTAAACTCCCACTCGGACTTGTTTGATATAACTCTGAGAACTGCTTCTTTAAAGAAACTGGCTTGAGATGACGATACTTTCTGACTCATAAACAGTTCCATTTCTTTTACAATAACATCAATCAAAGAATAGTCGTCCATAAAGAAATCAATAGGAATCTTTGAAATGACAAATATTGATTTTACAAAGAAGTCTGCGACAAACATTTGAACTGTTGCTGTAATTAATCCTTCCAACATAGCGTGATGAGGCATACCCAGTTCTTCGCTGTTTGGATCGTAATATTGTGAAAAGTCATAGTTTTTCTTTATTATTTCCTTTACAAGAGGAAAGTTAATCATACCAAGCGTATCTGATGATGTTGATGAATCTGTTGGTGTAAAGTCAATATTTTCTATTTCTGATCTGTATACTTTTAACTCTCCTAGCAAAGAGAATAGGGCTGTTAAGCCACCAGCCAAAGGAATCCTGTCAGCGGCTGAAGCATATGATGATTCGTTTATTTGATCAAAAATGCCAACATCAAAGAATTTTAATAGTTCTCCTTCAGATATTGCTGACCCTATTTCTCTAAACATACTTTCGTATATTGAAAAGAATATATTTTTTGCTGCGAGTTTTTTCATTTGCTCTGTTGCTGTATCATCTTTTATGATTACTTGTGTTTGTCCTCCAAGATTAGTTTCTTGACCAAGACCAAAGTGATTTAAAAGAAGACTTGAAAAATATTGAGATTGCTCTGAATAGTTCTGATCATCAAATAAAGGGTATTTATCTAGCAGTTTTTCTTGTTCTTCGGATATACCTCCAACAGTTGTTGGGCTAATATTAAAGTCCCCAAGTCTGTTATCTTTTACAAAGATATTAAAGTTGTCTGTATAAGTAAGTTTCCCGTTTTTCTTAACTGGTGGTTTAAGAGATAAAGTAGTCAAGTTATCTGCGTTGACTTGCATTATAAAACCATTTTCGCTTTTAACGGAAATAATAGACTCACTTATACCACCAATAGCATTTGTATCTACATCATTTACTATTCTATTTTTTAAGTTTGGCAAATATGGAGCCAATGCAGCAGCAACAAACTGCGGAAATGCTGTTATTTGCTTAAGGTTTGGATCTTCAATGATTAAACCTTTTGTTGAACTACCCCTTGTATACGCTCTACTTTCTTGCGTAAGGGCTACTTCAATCGGAAGAACAAGAGATGTTGCTGCTTTTTCAACAGCATATTCCATTGTTGGGGTGTTGATCTGTGACATCAACCCAGAACTACCTTTTCCATCTGAGAACAATGCTGGCAATTGGGTAGAAAGGTCATTGTGCCTTCTAATGATGTCTGCTAATGTTTTATATTTTTCTACATCTGTTCCTTCAGCACGAGCAGCAATTTTGTCAGCATCGCTTACAATACCGCATTTTTCTTCCAAAATACCTTTCGTATCTTCTAATATGTCTCTGCATATTTCTGGATCTTTAAATTTTGTTGCGATGTCTTTTTCAATCTCGTCAATAATCTCTATAGGCATTTGCAAGCCCATACAAGTAAAGAAGTCTTCTATCTTTGATTTTGATGGCATTTGCTCTTGCAAAGTAGGATATTCTGCTAATATTTTTTGAATGTTTTGGTATACTTCAATATCAGCAGATCCATCAAAAAGATCTAAAACCTCACCAGAAGTCAGACTATTTGAAACATTACTTAAAAAAGATTGTATATCTTGCTCTGAAATACCAGTTACTCCACAAGCATCAAAGAACTGACTTTTCTCATTTGGTCCTACTCCTGTTTTATCAAGAATATTGTTGAGATCTTGACCTCCATAATCTTTTAGATTTCCTTGTCCCGGAGGACATTGAATATCAGGACAAGTAAGTAATGCCTCCAATAATGCGGCAATGAGTTCCAACAATAGTTGCGAGAGAATAAACTCAAGAAGTTTCATCAACGCATCAATCATAAACTGTAATATGTTAGTGGTTGGCAATCTAATAAAAAGATCTGGAACTTCTAAACAGAAAGAACAATATAAGTCTGCTGCGTCTACAGTGAGTGGCTCAGTGCTAATATCAGCACTTGGACCTTTCATTTGTAATATTTCGTCTTTTGATTTTCCCTGAAGGGCTGCGGAAGGGGATGCCCCGACAGATCCTCCAGATGCTTTCATTTCAAAGTTCGGAAGAGTAATATCTTCAATTCCAGCAATATCTATGAAACATCTACAAAGCGTATTGTATAAAGTTGGAACATCTATCATAGATGTAACATATTTGTGTAAATCATCTAAATTTACAACTTTATTTCTAATATCCCTTAATGCTGTTGCTGAAGTTAAAAAGTCTCCCACATATTCTTGTATCCTATCTCTCTCTTGTGTAAGATTGAAAAGAATATCAAGATTTTCATATACATTTTGTTCCCCATTTAAATCAACTACTGTTTTAAATAAAGCATCTCCTCTCCCAGAAGGAGGCTTGGGGCAAGGCGGCAAGAATGATCTTAAACTAAACTCAAATGCTCCAAGATCAAATCGTGGATCAATATCTAACTGCTGATCCAAACGAGAAGCAAGCCCTTCTATAATAGATGAAAAATCTGGTCCTACAAAACTCGGAGGAGCACAGCGATTGGATGGATGGTCAAATCCTCCATCACCAAAAGATTTTTGAACGATTTGTGGTTTTGGTTCTGGCAAATATTCATTTACCAACTTTTGCCAAGTAAGGGTGGGGTTACGGAGTTGGCGATGATAATAGAATAAAGCCATAGTATTTTTATCAATAAACGGACTTAAGTTGCTTATTGTTTTAAATCCTATTGATAATAACTTTTCTTCAGAACCCTCTTCTTTGTACGAGATATATACGACTTTATATTCGTCCGTAAACCCAACATCAATAACGTGGTTCCCCGGCTTTTTGAGGTCATATCCATTTAATAATATTAGTTTTTTAATATAAATGTCTATGCTTTCTAAACGTTGCGCTTCTTTGATTATATTAAACCCTTTAAGGGCAAAGTTTGAAGCAAACAACTCAATATAAAGTTTATTTAAGCCAAATACTGCTTGCTCTAAATGCTTTTGATAAAAACTCGCATCCAAAGAAATAACTTTATCGGTTTGCTGCTTTAACTCTTGTAGATTATCTTGCTCAGTCGGGAACCCATTAAGATAAATTCCCCCAACTTTAACCAACATCTTAACATATGAACCGGGACGCAAATCTATATTGTAATCAACATATTCTGTTGCTAAGTAAGTTTCTGCTAACTTATCAATATCTGATGGCTGATATTGTTTATTGTAATAGTCCAGTAACTTTACAATACCTTTCTTTACTGCTTCTTTCTTTTTACTATCTAAATCTGCTTTATCTGTAATACACTGATAAGGCAATACAACAGTGATATAGTAATTGCCTTCTTCTCTGTGGTAATAAGGCTCCCTATTTTTCCACCAAGTTGGAACCAGTGCCCTTGCCATTTCAGACATTGGTAATATTTCTGTTTCTCCTAAAGTATATCCTTCCTGCTTGAATTGATCGTTGAAAAACTTTGGATAATCAATGGTTAATATTACTGTTTTACCTTCTGAATCTACAACTGGTGTTGTTGGAGGATTTAAAGTTACTAAATCTTTTGGCTCAATATACCCTATTTGACCTTCTCGTTGTGATCTGAGGTCTACAACTTCTACTTTATTGTATTGCCCTTTTCCATTGACAGACTCTTGAATCACTCTTACAAGAGTTAAGTTGTCTAAATAGCCAATATTTTTTGCTCTTGGTCCCGGTGCTTCTTTGAAAGCAACCGTTTTTAATCCTTCTTTTGAGAATACTATACTTGAAACAGATTTAGGATCTTGTCTTGCGTCAACTACCTTTTGTGCTTCTAAATATATTTCATTTGGAAGGACTTGACCTACCTCGCTTTCTCCAGTTACCAAAAATGGAAACTCTGAAAAATCTATGCTTGGACCTGTGTCCTTTACCACTGCTTCTGCATATGCAACTTTTAAACTCTCGTTATATACATTTCCCTTGGAAGCCAAAACTAACTGGTCTATATCAAAACCAGCAGCCTCATATTGTGAGGCTTCTCCGTTTGGAGTAAAAACATTTCTCCTCACCATATCTGTGATTAGTTTTGCTTCATCTATTTCTAACTCTAGAACATAGCGAAGTTCAGCATATGGAACACCATTATCATCAATATCTATACCAATCCAAGGTAAACCTGCTGATCCATTCCAATTTTGTCCCGTCTTATATCCTTTCCAAGTTGCAACGTGAGATAAGGCAGCATCTCTATAGGCTTCATTACTCTTAAAAGAGTATAACTCTTCTTGTGCCTGAAGCCATCCCGCTTTTGCTAATGTATTATTGGTAGAATATAGATTATTTTGGTCTGCTAAAGCAATTCCATACCCAATATATTCTTCTGTAATAGAAGGATATATTTGGATACTGTTAACCCAGTCTGGTGTTGCCGTATTTTCCTGTAATAAAACTTCTGGGTTGTTTTGAATTTCTGTTTTAAATTGATTTAAACTTGATTGAGAATCTGAATCTATGATTCTTTCATATCCAATGGCGGCAAGTTTTTCTTTACTATAAGACCATACTGGAAACTTAAAATCTGTTGTTCTTGAAGTATTGGCAAGTTTGGTAAAATTGCTTGTTGTTTTTGCACCTTTTGGTATTTTTTTATAAAATCCAGCACAAAACCAGTCTGAGAACGACTTCATATATGTCAAGGGATCGGTTATTTCGTATATTCCTCCGGCATCCCAATTTTTTAGATACTCTTCCCACTTTTTACCATTTAC